TTCAGATATGAAATTTTTCATAAAGCAATTATAGAATGCGATATTACTGTTTAGTGCACTTACCTCACTTCTGAGATTAGCAATCATGTCATTGTTATCTTTAATTCCCTTATCCATTATGTTAAGGTTGGTTGGGTTCCACGGTGTCTGTCCTGTCCAGCCTACTCTTTTGTAAGATATAAATCCTGTTAAGCTCATAATTACATCTCCTTAAGTGCTGCTATCACCTCTGCTTCAAAATTAGCAAAATCTGTATCGCATTCTTCTTGATTCTCAATATATGCTCTTCTGTCTGCAATTCTCTTATTAATAGTTATCTCACCTGCGGAAGGTATGCTGGCTGAAAATGTAACTACAGCCTTTTCCTCTATAGAACTATTTCCATTCATTGATGTATTCTTTGTTGTATTTAACATATTGTTTTCCTTTCTACCGCTGTGCGGATTTATATTAATTATTTGCTATGTCTTTGACATAGTCTTCTAATTTCCACCATTCACCATGGTGCCTTATATAGTAATAACCCTCTATATAACAGTTATTTCCACTTATATCTACCGTACCAGCTGTCTCACTATGTCGTATCCAATCCATTAAGTTATAATATGCATCACCGCTTCTGATATAATAATAATCATCAACATATATTCCATCACGGCGAATGCTTACAGCATTTCTTGTTCCGTCTTCGTTTGACAGATTTATAAAATGTCCTTGTATTTTCAGATAGGCGCCAGTGCTACTTTTCATAAGGTATTCACCACCAATAAGAGTAGTGGTCATTGTAATACCTTCTTCAGTTACATTTACATTTTTAAATGTGCCTTCTAAATCAGCATTAACAGCTTTTAGCTTCTTACAGTCTATCGAACCATCTGCTGAAATAGTAGTATTAGTAGATGTAAGCGTGAACAGATTACCATTGATATTAACAGACTTATTACCACTAATATTAATTGTTCCACTTGCATTAAGTGTTATATCATCTGCAATAGCTTCAATTGCAGATTTAAGTTCCCCTGTCGTTGGGTCTTTCTTAATGTATGCTTCAAGGCTTGCTGTTGTAGCATAATTGTTAAACTTAACATCAATATCTTCTGGTGCTGGAGAATAATCTGTAGCTTTTGTACCCTTTTCTATTTTTAGCTTATTTGTATCTACATGTGCAAAGCTAAAACGCATATATGCAGCATTAGAAGGAACTGGCAGAGAACCTCTTACTCCAGTAGATTTATCTGCTACTCCGCTGATAAACTTTTTATTGCTGTCATAAAAACAAGTAGCCGGTGCATTACCCAGATTGGTCCATCCACTCGCTACATAGTTTTTCCACTTAGACACATCTATGTAGTCCGTCAAATCCCAATAGTTACCGCCATCTGTTATTATGCCAGTGGCTGTTATATACTTATTAGGAGTTACAGTGCTTTTTATGAATCTATTGACTCCACCAATTTGTAGATTATTAATATCATTTTTAGTTGCATAGGTGCCAGATACTTCTAGCTTAATACTATTACTTTCCTTAGTTATTGCTTGTGTTATAGCGTTATTCATCTGCGTTGTTGTACTATAATTGCCCTTTAAATCCTGCTGAGTTAATGACAAACTGCTACTTATGCTATCAAGATTGATTCTTAATGCAGAATTTTGCTTCAGCATATAAGCTGTTTCCGAATTAGGAATATCTTTCCAACCATGGCTTCCATCCTCATTGCGGATGAACCGCCATGCTCTGCCTTCGTTCTCCCAGTAAGCAACCTTTCCAATATACTTATCCCACTCAGTATCGTTGTACTGCCATGTTTCTTCGCGTGGAAACTGTGTATCAGCCGGATACACAGGAACACCCCAATCCCAAGCCGGATAATTATCCTTTGTTGGCACATAAGATATCAGGTATATTTCATCGTCATACTTGGCCATATTAGATAAACTTACACTATATTCCTGCAGCGTCTGGTTTACATTGGAAAACTTTTCCTTAACACTGGTTCCATCTATGTTCTCAGTCCACCAAAGCTTCTGTGTTATAAAATCATCAGACTGCTTTAATAAGCTTCCCCATTCAGAATAATCCTTTCCAGAACCGGTTTTTATATCCTGCAGAAGAACATTAAGTGTCTGTGCTGCATCATCCAGATATATCTTGTTGCTCTTAAGCGTATGTGTGCCATCATTGTTAATAACATTAAAAAGACTTGCTATATCCAGCTTCCCGGCTGATATATTTGCGTCCTCTTTTACCATGTCATTACGAATTATTTCACGCTGTACACCTTGTTCTGTAAGACCTAGCGCGTCAAACATCAGGTTGCCTTTCTTATCCCACACATACATGTTGTAGTCGCCCGATGCATCTTTTCCAATCTGCACGCGAAGTCTGCTGCTGTCACTAATCTGGATGGTGTTGTCGGCCCACTGTGACTTACCATCTTTGCTATGCACTTTTACATCTGTGGTATCAATGTCCAGAGCCTTTATTTTCTTTGCATCTAAGGAATCTATCATAGAATCCTTAATCTGTGCTGTACCTATCATGCTCACAACACTGTTGGCAAAATCTGTAGTAATGCTTTCGCCTGTGGCAGAGCCAAACATCAGCGTATTTACTTTTTCTACCCCAACAGTCAAGTCATTAACCTTTCCTGTCATTGCAGTAAAATCATTTGTCTTGAACTGCTCAAATTCTCCAGAAAGGCTTTTTAAATTTTCTATTGTTGCATATGTAATCCTTGCCGTTTCTGCATCAAGTTTATTGGTTTCAAGTTCTCCGATTTTACCTGACGCACTCTGTAACTCACCTGTAACAGTTAATACTTCTGTTTTAATGCTCTTAAAGCTTTCCGTTTTAGATACTACATCATCAACATTTGTTAGTTTATTGGCATCCATATCATCTATAGAGCTGCCATCTACTGTTCCATTGTCAGTTGTAATATTTTTTACTGTATCTGCTGCATCGTTAAGTTTCTGCTGCATCTCAGTAAATGTGAGCTTAAGGTTAGCAATTTCACATGTATCTTTACTAGGATCATCAGGATATCTTGATATCTTTTTTATTCGCTGCTTAATCTTCGTCTTAGAAAAGCTGTCTATTAATACAACTTCATCTCCAATATTGTAATTCTTATATTTCTTGCTGTTCTGAGACAAATCAAGTATTGAACAGCTATATGCAATATATGGCTGTGCCATATCTGCCAGCTTCTCGGCAGCGTCTTCTTTCAGACTTTGCGGATCCGTATATCTTTCATCCTTCCATATATATGTCTTATTTTTAGAACTATATATATGATTTTCCAATACGGTACTGCCATTATTTACACTTTCAATTGTCAGTCCATCTTTTCCTATTGGATAAATCCTTGTATAAAAATCATTTGTATTTGCCTGACTCTCTAAAGATATCAAGTTGATCTGGTCTGTAAAATATGCTCCCTTATACGAACCAATTTTTTCCTTTAATCTGATAACCTTATTTATACTGTCAATTTGCATTTCCAGCATATAAGTATCAACTATCTTTTTTAATATTTCCCATGATGAGGCATTTGTCATTCTTATGGTACGCTTCTTTTTTACATCACATTCGCATGTCCACCCAGTACCAGCAAGAGCTAACTGAGCTGCCTCCAGTGCTGTTTTTTCAGTTGTATCAAAAGATATAAAAGGAGTCCCTTCTAGCTCGTCAATGTTAAGTTTTGCTGTTACTGTATATGTACCATCATCAGCCAGTCCGTTTTTCTGCTTTATTACATATTCATTGGTTCTGGTCCTGATTATATCCTCCAGCGCCACAGAACATTTCATAGAAACATTACATGTTAATGTCTTATCTCCATAGTCAAGCACCTCTTCAATACACAGATTCGAATATTCAATTAGCGGCTTTTTCTTGCCATTTTTATCAATGTATTTCAGCATAGCCGCTCCTCCTCTTATTTAATCATGAATAATAATGCTGACATATCCTGTGCTGTAAGAATATCATACTTAGGATCTGTTTCTGTAAGCTCAATAACATTCATCGTTACTGTTCTAATGTCAAAATCTTCATCAAGCTCATAAAGTTCTTCTACCTTAGAAATTGCCTCATTCTTTATAGCATCTGTTTCAAATGTATATTCCTTAGTGCCTTTTTTCTCATCTTCAAGCATAATTGGTACACCGTCATCATCTTTCAGACAAACCTCTTTGAATATTTTTTCGCGATGTTCCTCAACTTCTTTATACTTTTCAAAAAACATTTTCTCATTGGTAGCTATAGAATAGCTTAATGCCACCGGAAGCTTCTTATCATAGACCTTCCGTAGTCCAATTATCTCCTCTTTTATTTCACCTAACTTAAGTTTCATATTGCCTCCTTAAATATATCTTGGATAATAGCTTAATTTTGCACTGCATGTGCTTCCCAGCTTAATTGTAATATCTCCAGGACTTGCCCTTGGAAAGCTCCATAAATCAACTTTATCAAATATATCCTCGCCATTTTCAGTTATCACACATGATTCTCCGTCAATCAGAATATTTGTGTTTCTTCCAACATTGGAAATTGTAATAATATCTTCAGTTAAACCTTCTACTGTAAGACTTCCTAACGCAATATCTGATGTTAAAGAAAGCACAGCAGGAGTTTCTGCTGTGCCTTTAATAGTTGTTGTGTATTTTGTTCCTGTAAAGCTCTCATTAACTGGCTTTCCAAGTTTTGCATGACCTGTTAATGTCAATTCATAATGATATAACCATCTTTTCTTTAATTCTCTCTGCTCCTTGGCCATATCAAACTTATATAAGAATTCCATGTCATCCAGCTGAACAATTCCTGATTCAAAGTCTGCCATCAGAGAACTCATTAACTTTTCACAATCTTCTTTACTTTCAGATTTAACAAGCATTTCAATATATATCTCAAATTCTGTATACTTTGTCTTCTTATATTTAGCTGGGTCTATTGCACCATCAAGCCAATTATTATACACATTCACTGTCCGAGGATTCACCGTCTGACTAAGCCATGTAACATCTGAACCATATTTAGCTCTTAAATCTGTACCATTAACTATCATCGTGCTCCTTTCAGTCTAAGCGCCGCCTGATTCATAAAATAATCAATATCAGACTTATCATTAAACTTATAATTTCCATTAAATATATTTGTGGTGTTGCTTGTTGTACTAGATGTACCTGCTATAGCTGGTGTAAATTTCATTTCACCTGCCATATTCTGTACAGCATTAGTTATTTTGCCCTTCTGTTGCTCTATCTGTTCTGCCATTCTTCCTATAAAATCAGGCATCCAAGTCTCATAATCGCGCAAAGGACCTTCATCTGGTCTTGAAAAGTGAAGAAAGCTCTTAATTTTATTGCCTATACCTATAACAGCATTTTCAACATTACTTACTTTTGATTTTATTCCTGCTACAAATCCATCAATCATATCTTTGCCCCACTCTGTCATTTTGTGTGGTAAATCACGAATATAATCTATTGCAACTTCAATTCCATCTGTAATATGTGTTCCTATGCTTACAGCTCTTTCTTTTATGTCAGACGCAAATCCTGTAAATGCATCCACTACTTTTTCTACAAAACCATTTACAAAATTTCTGAATCCTTCACAGTTATCATATAATAGTTTAAAAGCTCCGGCGAACGGATTCACTAAAAGGAGCAAAAGACCTTGCCAGTTATCTTTAAACCAAGATATTACAGCGTCAAAAGCATTTGGAATAGTTTCAGTAAAAAATGTGCTTATCTTATCCCACACTTCTTTTGCAAAATCTACTATTGTTCCTACGACAGCATTAACACCATCTCTAAACCACTCGCATTTATTATACAAAAGTACAATCGCAACTATCAGAGCTGTAATTCCTGTAATTATTAATATTATAGGATTCGTAGCTAATACAGCATTTAAAGAGCTCACTATAGGTATCAGTACCTGAACAACTTTTATTATTGCCGAGACTCCACTAGCCATTTTACCAATAAATATAAAAAGCGGTCCTATTGCTGCCACTAATGTGGCAATTATCAATATGATGTTTTTTTGTTCATCTGATAAGCTTCTGAACCATTGTGCAAAATTTTTAATTGCTTCAACCGTACTATTTATTTTAGGTGTTAATGTTTCCAATAAAGTTGAACCTAAATCTGCTCCGGCAAGTTTGAGATTATTAGTGGCAATTGTTGCCTCGTCCCATGGGTCTTGTGTTTCTTCAAATGTTTCTGATACTACAGAACCATAGCTTTGCAATGATGCTGCCAAATCGTTTATATCTAACCTTCCATCTCTTATAGCTTTCGACATTTCAGCAGCACCTTTACTTCCAAATGTTGATGACGCAATATTTAATGCTTCTGTATCACTTTTTGCATTTTTTATTGATGATATAACTTCTGACAATGCTGTATTTAATGGTTTCCCGCTGTCAGTAAGATTAGTAACAGCCTTCTTTAGTGATGTTATACCAATTGTTGTATCCACACCACTTGCTTCCATCTGAGCAAGTAACATGGTAGACTGCGTAAGGCTAAAGCCTAGCTCCTGCAATGATGCACCATTTGTTTGCAGACTGTTTAGCAATGTATCCATTGATATTCCCGTATCTTGACCAACTTTAGTAAATAGGCCCAAAACATTAGATGTTCTTGATGTGTCAATACCAAACTTGGTCATTATTGCATCAGTTGTATCTATAGAAGTATTCAGATCTGTTCCATTAATTTGTGCAAATTTTAAAAATTCCTCTGATAAATCCTGAAGTTGTTTTCCAGTTGCCTGAAATCTTGTATTAACTTCACCAACTGCTATTCCCACATCCTCCATTGATACAGCCATTGAGCTATATATATCATCAGCGACATCATTCAGTTCTTGCAGTGCCTTTCCTGTTGCGCCTGTTTTTGTAATAATCGTATCATATCCATCATCCAGCGACATTGCCGCACCTATTCCTGCAGCTCCTACTCCTGCAACAGTAGCTGTTAATTTCGACATATTTTTGCCAACACCGCTTGTCTTTTGGCTTATACCATCAAATGCCTGTCCCGCTTTTACTAAACTGACATTGCTCTGTGCCGCTTGTTTCTCCAAGTCTTTCAAACTCGTTTCACAACTCACTATTTCCCTTTTTAAGGCATCATAAGCTTCTTTCGATGTAGTAACCTTGCCACTATCTATTTTATCCTGTGTTTCTTTTAATGTCTTAAGTTTATCCTTAGTCTCTGTAACAGCCTCTTTAAGAAGTTTATGCTTCTGTGTAAGAAGTTCTGTATTACTTGGATCTAATTTTAATAATCTCTCAATATCTTTTAACTGAGATTGGGTGCTTTTTATCTGCGAATTAACCGAACCAAGTGCTTTATTAAGACCTGATGTATCGCCGCCAATCTCTATTGTTATTCCTCTTATTTTTGTTCCAGCCATACTTATCTCCTATAAAGCGTCTATATCCTCCTGCGTTGCTTTTCTTGCATACTCACAATCATCGTTGTTATATTCAATAAACATATCATTCACCAATCCTATGCTTAACAGCTCTAAATCTGATATTGATATCCCTAACTGAACAACCCTAAGCAAATACAAAGGAGTATTAAGTTCTCTGTCAATCTCGCCTACACTTTTTTTGGTTCTGATTCCTGATGTGTTTCAATTTTCCACATGTCTAATATCTGAGGTAAAATCTCATAAATATCAAACATTTCAAATTGATCCAGCCACTCCTCTATATTATCTGGCTGTGACGGGTCTCCATGTTTAGCCATAACATATGCGATGTTCTCAAACATTTCCAAAGATGAAAGAGGCAGAGCGCTTGACTTAACATAAGCCCTGCCCTCTGCTTCCGCCTTTTTCTTTTCTTTCTCTTCCAGTCTGTTTGATTTATCCAATTCATCTGCCAGCTTTGACATGTCTTTAAACAAATCCCTTGAAAACATCAGTCGATATATTCTTGGTACTGCTGCTGAGCTTCTAAAGTGGCATACTATACCACCAATTTCTATATTTCTTTTTGTTGCCATAATTATTCTCCTTATGCAGCTTCAACCGGTGAAACAACATTTTCAAACCATGTTTCCAGTGAAGTAGTGGTTTCCTCTGTTGACTTGGCTCTTACCAGTCGTTTCTTCTTTCCACCAACAGTAAAATCATCACCGGCAACAGATATTGTGAGCTTATCCGTCTGCGGTGTTTTCTTATCCTCATTGGTCTGTGCATCAACATTCGGTCTTGTTGCTGTACAGCCATAAAACCAGAACATTGTTTCTTTTGCATCTCCATCGATCTGACAGCCGAGCGCAAATTCTACTGTCGGTGCATCTGCATCTTCAAACATAACTTTATTGCTATCTGTGTACTCTTTAAATATCTGTGTTCTGAATTCATCCGTAACAAGAGCAATCTCAAGATCTCCTTCATATCCATTATTAGTCGAACTGACAGAATACTTGATACCATCCGCATAAAATGGTTCAAGTCCTCCCTGTGGACTAAGTGACATATTTACCGCTCCGGGTAACTCAAATGGTGTGTCATATGTCCCAGATGCCTTTTTTACTGCAATATGTACATTTTTAAGATTGTACTTAACCTTATTCTTTCCCATATCATACCTCCATACTAAATATTTGCTCATAACACTTTTCTGATTCAATGTATACCTCCGTCTGCTGCCATGGTATCTCGTTATCATTAAGTGCCTTTTTTACTTTGTTTTCCGTTTCTATATCTTTACTCTTCGTATACAGCTCAATATTAACTGCATGAATTTCATGAAACACTTTTCCATCTGCAAAAAAATTATCTGTATCTGCATCAACCATACATATAAAGGGAAGCCCTGGCGACTTCCCTTCTTCAAATGCTCTGTATGTTGTTGGAATACTTGTTGTACTTAATATTTTTATTAAATCTCCAAGCGTCATTTTCCTAATCTCACCTTCACTCTGTTAAACAAGCTTTCACTTGCTTTTTCTTCTGCCGGAGCAATATGTGGATATGCTTTTACTCTTCCGCCGCCAACCTTCGCATGTCCATTCTCAAGAAGATGTGTTAAGCTTGCTCCTGTTCCCTTTGCATATACAACTGTCCGGATATCATCTTCACTTTCATATTGAACCTTGGATGTCCAGCTCTTCTTATATGCTCCCGTATCCTCTGGAGCAGCCTCCCTGATATCTTTAACACATTGCTTAGTTGTTGTTTTCACCTCATCTCGCAGAGTCTTATTTACTTCTCTTGAATAATTGCTTAATTCCTGTGCTACGGTTTCTGACAATCTATCTATTCCTATCTTCACATTATTCCCACCTTTTCTTCAAGATAAAGTTCAATCGTCTCATTATCAGACTTATATGTACGATATATGCTGTATGCTTTCTTGCAAAATCTGCATTCACTCTGACCGCTATAGTTTGCTGAGGCTGTCGTAAATGCTAACTGTGCTTTATGCCCGCTATTACCGGCATTATAGAACTCACTCCGTGTAACAGATATTTCTTCAACCCATACAGAATCAACCTTTTCTCCTGTCTTAATGCTTTGGTTCAGTTCATCATTTTCATATACAGGCGTTATAAGTTCAAGATATCCCTCCATCACTTAACTCCTTCCTGCTTAATTTTCGGTTATTAAGTGCCAGCCTTAGCATTCTCGGCATAGGTTTATCCTCTTTCCTGTTTCGGTACAGATATGATGCATACATTTCAACAAGCATACCGTCCTCAATATTATCAAGAACGGTTATGCCTTCCCTTGCGATGGCAGCTCTGGCCAACTCAATGTAATTAGTCAAAAATACTTCTCTTTCTGGTGGAAGTTCAACTGATATGCCTATATCCTGTTTCATAATTTCCAATATACTTGCGTTGTCCAAAGCTTATCACCTCTCTTAATTAGCTGTATCTGTTGGAAATGTTACCGTTGTTGTCGGTGCAGCTGATGAAATTGTAAGTACACCAAACGCCTCAGCAATTGCAGGCTTTCCATCATATCTCGCAGTTCCCTTAAATACAGTCTGGTCCTGAATGAATCTTACATGCTCTGACTGGCTTATTGCTGTGCCTGCTCTCTGTGCAAGTAAATATGCCGGTAAATATCCAAATACAATGTTGTCATCCGGTATAAATGAGAGCTCAATGATATCTCCATTGATAAGGGGCATTGTATTATTCATACCAGCAACAATAAGAGCGTTAGTATTCTTATCAATGGACTGAATCTTAATCTTATCATGTGTTTTCTTATTCATCAGCCATACCAGACCATCTTCAATGTAATCATTTTCAATTACACCTGAATTAGTGAGTATTTCTTTAAAAAGATTAAGTCCTGCAGCACCTGTTCCTGTAATTATATGTGATTCATGTAAATCAGCCCATGGTCTTGCTGTTGCGCTATATGTTTCAGGCTGTGCAGCCTGTGCTAATCTTGTGACTATACCTAATGGCATCTTTGTTCCTGTTCCATACACAATAGCTTTATCAAGTGCTTTTCCAATTGCCTTACCTAATGCATCAATGATAGTAGAAGCAAGGTCTACATCATTATCTTCAAGTATAGAATTAGGCACTGGAATAAATCCTCCCACCTTATAGCCATCAACTTCGTCATCGTAAAACTTAAGATCAAGTTCATTAAGTGTTCCAACCATTTCTGTCCATATTGCTTCCGGTATTGTGCCAATGATTCTTGTCCTTGCTTTGCCACTCACTGTAGCAAGATTTACCCTTCCGACAAGCTTAGATGTTTCCTCTACCTTAGTCCTGATAAGTGGAAGCATTACCTCTGGTACTGTTAATCCAACATTGGTTAATGCTCTCTTTTCCTTGATACATGATCTGATTTCGCCAAGGAAATTCTTAACTCCATCATCGGCGAAGAACCTGTCTCTTTCCTGCATATCCATTCCATAGAATTTTCTTGTTGTCATTGTCTTTCTTTCTCCTCTCTCTTCTGGCTTTGCCGCTGGTTTTAGCTGTTCAGCCTCTGTATCTGCAAGATCTTTTTCTATAGCAGCTACATCATTTTCCAGCTTAGAAACCTCTTCATCATGTTCCTTCTTATCTGTTTCAAACTTTTCAACTTCCTCTTCTACAGCCTGCTTTTCCTCATCAGTTTCAGCTTCACTTATAGCCTGTTCAAGCTCTGCTTCTCTAGTCTCAAAAGTGGCTGTCTTCGCTCTTGCTTCATCAAGAGCCTTCTTTGCGTCTGTGAGCTTCTTACGAAGCATTAATGCCTTTAATGCCATTATTTTCCTCCTTTAATTCGTGCAGTCATCTGTGTTTTCCACAATTCTGACCATCTCTTTTTGATATCCTCGTAATCCTTCTTACGAGCTGACACCGAAGTGTCCTCATATGCTGGGAATGTGCATACTGATACTTCATACAGCTTTACGCTCTTGATTGTCCAATGAACTGTTCCATCTTCCCGGTACTCGGCCTCCTGGTCAAGAATGTCAAATCCAAAAGAACACTGGTCAACATCTCCACGCTTCACTCTTTCATACAGGTTCATTGCATCAGAATCTTTCGGATTAATTCTGATTTTTCCCCATAATCCGCGCGAATCAATTTTCAATTCAAGTGTGCCTGCTTTATTCCTTGCAAGTACTAAGTGCGTGTCATGGTCAACCAATGCCCGGATATCATCACCAAGCGCATTGTCGAAAGCATGAGAATCAATAGATTCCGTTGCTCCCTGCCATAATTCGTAGTTGCTATTAAAAACGGAGAAGTATCCTTCAATGTAAAGGTCTTCTCCGTCTTCCCTCGTATTAAATTTGCTTTCTGCAGATCGAATCTGCATTCCTGTATCTTTAATTTCCATCCGTATCTCCTTCCTGTATAAGTTTTTTCTGGTCTCCTATCTTATCCAGTGGAATATAATTTTCTAATAAGACAAGTTCATCAAGTCCCTCCATAGGAGATGCCCCAAGCTTATCTCTTACCTCATTTCCCGTAAACAGACCTCTTACATAGAGATTGCTGTATACATCACTGATTGTTTTAATATCATATGCATAAAGGCTCTGGACATTGAATTTCCAATACCAGTTAGGACTTATCAGCAATTTTCTAGTTAATTCCTGTTCAATTTCTTCTGCAATTGCCTTTATTTTCCGCGATATAAAATTGTTATATTCGTCTTTATTGTAATTTCCTACACCTAAAAGAAATGCTGGTATTCCAACAATAGATGCAACCGTCTTTTTATCAAGAACAACAGAATCGTTTAATGCTAAATCTCCTAGAGTCAATGGTCTTATCTCTTTTATATCAATCATTTCTCCAGGCAGCATCCAAGGCCTTCCCTGTTCTACCCCCGCTGTGTAATCCTCTAATAACTTTTCTCTGCCTTCTGGCGACTGGAACTCCTCTACAGAGGCATCTACTTTAACAATCAGGCTTGGTTGAAACTTATTTGACATAAATGCATTCTTTGTGTCTGATGCCTGTTTAAGATTCTGGGCTACATCTTTAAGCTCAACCATTATCCCACGGCCTTTCCATGGATAATTTTCATCCGGGTTATATACGAAATGCAGTACATTATCAGGATCATAATATCGTCCATTTATCCCTATCTGATATCCATATCCATCCTGCAGAAATGATGTCTGACTTGGTGGGATTAATATCATATCTCCTAATATGCCATCGTCCGTTGTAGGATATACAACTGCATTCCCTTTTCCGCCAAGCAACATATTCATTACAATCCACTTTACCCATGTATGTCTCGTCATGAATCTGTTAGGGTTAATGTCAAGCTTCCTGCTTAATTCATTCTTAATCCTTATGTCGCCATTGTCTGTATTACACATCAGATAAATTGTCATTGACGCAATCAGTTCTGCTATTACTCCACATGCTGTCACTACTTCCGGATTTTTGTTTAATGGAGTATATCCATCACCGCATAGCGTCGTATATGCATCTCCAGAAAGAAGGAATCCAACTGAAGCATCTCTTTTTACATTTTGTTTCTTTCTTCTTTTACTCACTTTTTACTTCCTCCAAACCAGCCTGACGCGATGCTGGATTTTTCCAGATTTTCCAAATACCTTATGCACGAAAAAACAGAGCAGTCAAATATATCTATTCGCTGCTCCGGCTGAACCTTATCATATTGAATCATGTCATCTGTTTTTTCTATTGCGCTCACATTTTCAACACAATATTCATAAGCTTCTGAGTGAAGATAGTACAATTTACCATTTTTAACAGCTTTTTCTATGTGTCTGAAACCTTCTGATTTTTTGTAAAAATACTGTGGCTGGTCAACAATCTTAAAGCCGGCTCTTTTCATTCCAATAAAATATTCCCTACAGAATTTTCTATCATGTCCTACTTCAATAATCTTGAATCCTTTCTTTCTCATGCTTATAAACCAATTAACTATATCTGCATGATTGACAGTTGCACTGTTACACATATCCAGCCAACCATTATCTTTCCAGCCAAACAGTGGAATATTATCCTCATCCGCTTTTTTATATGCTGCTGTAATAGGAAACCATGCATGAGATATTATTATGTCTGTCCCGTTATAATTACCATATAACGATGCAGCCGTAAGATCGTGCATCTTTGACAGGTCTGCGCCACCATACCATTTTATTGGGAGCTTTGCCAACTGTTCAAGTGTCCAACTGTACTTAGAATCGGACCGTCTAAATTCTTCAATGTCAAAATATGCTTTAATAGCAGATGTATATACATTTAATGACTTTGCCAAGAAATCTTTTCTCTGCTGTGGATCATTCTGTGCCTGTAATGAATCATTCAGCAGTTCTTCAGGACGGATTGAAACACCGTAAGCAGGATTGGCCATTTCATGAACTTCCGGATTCGTATAATCAATATCGCCATTCTCATCAGGATTAGCACAGCACATAAATATAAAGTACTGTTCATCTTTAACTGTCCCATCTAACACTTTTCTGCAATATTTCAATCTGTTTCCCAAAAATGAATTCTCATTATCTCCTGCCGTTGAGATACCTATAATCAGCTTATTGGTATATGCTTTCATAGCTTCTTTGAAAAGATTATATTGCTTTGGCTTTTTTAAAGCATGTATTTCATCAACTATTGCAATATTGCAATTAAGAGAATCCTGTGCATCAGGATTTGCCGCTAATGCTCTTATATAAAAGCTCCCATCCGGGAGGGTGGCTTCCATACTGTGCTCATTGTTGTTATCAATAACATTTACGTTTCCCCCTTTCCTTCCTCTTACTTTCTTTTCCCCCATTGCTGTGACATTGTAATCAAGGAAATTAAAGCTTTCCAGCGACTGCATTAGTGCCGCTGAAGCAATATAAACCTTTGACCCTGAACGCCTGTACCATAATGACAATGCCCATGCTAATGCAGCTGCAAAAGAAGTCTTTATGTTCTTTCGCGGTATAAATATAAGAGCCTCATGAAATCTTACAATGCCTGTACCCTTGTGATAAAAACCAACAAGGTTATATATTATAAATTTATGAAATGGCTCTAATAAAAAAGGAGTGCCTCTCAATGGTGTTCCATCGATACGCTCTCCCTGCTGATGCTTTATTGTTTTTTCAATTATCTGTATGCAGAATTCTGGAGCTTTTGGATTGACTTCATATTCTGGATTGTCCAGATCACGAAAGAATCTATCTACTGCCTGCTTAAGTTCCAAACAAGCTACTTTCTTTCCATCTCGTATTGATTCTGCATATTCAATTACTGTACTCCAGTTCTTAGCTTTCAATTGAAGCAAGTGCTGCTGCAAGACCTGTCGGCTTCTCCTCTGGTCTTGCCCCTCCAATCTTCTTTAAGCTGGAAGGTGTCAATCCAAGTTCCTTCCAATACGACAACGCTGTCTTGTTAAGCTCATTCCATAGTACAATCTTAGGATTTGTTACCATGTTTGTCTTGCCTGCTTTATTGGTATACTCAACAATCATGTCTTCGTCATTTTTCTTATAATTTCCGTAAACTTTATCGCGCTGTTCCAGGGTATCTGCCAGGGTATTTATGACAGAGTTATAAGCAGCGTCATAAGTGCCTAGTTTCTTAAGATTGTCCTTGATTTTTCTTCTCCATTTTTCAGACTCCATTTTGGCATTCCCCCTCCCTGATAATTTTTTGCAGAGTTGGAAAGAGTTCCCCTCCCCGGTCCCAGACGGCTTAAAAATTTTTCATTTAAACAGGGGGCTATGCTTTATGTCCGCCCTTTTCAGGGTGCATCTTATTGTGACAAGCATTGCACAGGCTCTCAAGGTTAGTATCTATGTAGGCAAGCTCTGGGTATTCATCTACATGTTTGATGTGATGAACCGTGACTGCTTCTCTCTGTCGTCCATACTTCCTACATTCAACACACATATACTTGTCCCGCCTTAGTATTCTGGCTCTCTTCTGTTTCCATCTCTTACTATTGTAATCAAATTCCATTGCAATCAAAAAGGGAATCCGTTTAAGATTCCCTTGCTCTTTCTGTAGTTTATACTATAACACATTTAAAACTGCAATTTACTGCAATCTTTTATCTACTGCCAGTATATTGTTAATATATGTTGTACCGGTGCAACTTAGCGTTTTTTACTTATGTATTCATTTATAAGCCTTGTTATAACTTCAGCCTGACTCTCTCCGTTCTCTTTGCATTTGTCAGCAAATGCTTCAACTACATCTTTCTTAAGCTTATATGACTTAGATATATACCCTGCCTTCTTCTGATACTTGGCAGATGCTATTGTCTGCTTATTAGGTTCTCCTACTGGCATCTATTGCTCCTCGCTTTCTTTACCGTGTATATAATCATCTTTGCTATTCCTATCGCTATAAAAAATACTCCTAACTTACCTAACATACATTTGCTCCTTTCTTGAAACTATGTTATATTATTAAGTGGAACAGGGCTTTCGCCCCATTCCTTGTTTTCTAAGCTAACTTAGAAGCTTATCGAGAATAAGAAGTATTATTCCGATAACCAAGTCCGTTGATGCACCGACCAGCCAAGTCTTTAATGCGTCTTCGGACTTTTCTTTTTTGTCTGACATATGTATCACCTCCTTACAAGTATATATTATCATATGGTGTACCCTATGTCAAGCTTATTATTCTAAATTTCTAAGATATTTTTAGATTTCTAAGTGCTTCGCCATGTATATTATATATCTGTCGCATTGAATACGCTTCCCCTGCTTCTCTCATTTTTATTAGCACTTCTGACCAATCATTGTTATCTGATGTGATATATCTATATATCAAAACCATCTGTTGCCTGCTATCTGGTAGTAGATATATAGTACTTATTATTTCATCACAAATTTTAATGTAACTTTCTTTGGCTTTCTCATATTCCTTTTCTTTATCTTCCAGTTTTACTATATAATCACTTAAATCGGAACTGTTATTTTTTCCTTTAGGCATTCCATCATTGCCCTTTGCTCCCATTATCTGTGCTGCTTTCAGTTCCTTTACTGCAAGTTCGGTTACTATCAGATTCCTTTTGGCTCTACGATATCTTTTTAACCATTTCTTTTTATCCTCATTTTCTTTAGTCACTCACGAATCACCTGCCTTCTGTAATATAGTTTTATCTGCTGCCATTTTTTCAACATTCAGGATTTCTAAAATATAGTACTGTTTATTTTGTTCAGCTCCCCACTCTGGTCTACCTTTTCCAATCCTTAATCTACATCTTGCTTTTATTGCTTTAGAATCCTTGCTATATCCATTACGGAAAATAATCTCCTGAACACTGTCTTTCCTTATCTCCTCTGGTACTGCCTCTCCTTGCAATAACTCATATTTGCTTCTATCTGAAAAGAAACTTGATGGATATATAGTTATTGCTCCGAATAGATTCTGGAATCTTGTTTCGTAGTATTCTTTTATTTCCCGATATTCTTCTTTCTTCTCTCCAGAAAGAATCATGTCGAACCATTTCTTCCGAATTGGTAATGTCAGCATTATGAATCACCTGCCTTTAATTTATCTAATGCTTTCATGGCTACTTCTAGCATTGGTTTGCTGGTTCCACAATTCTGTCCAGCGTATGTACATTCTGTACCTTTGAGATATCCACAGCCTATACATATTGCCTTTGCCACAGCCCTTTTCGAATCCTCTATAGCCTTATTTCTTTCCTTTCCTTTTTCAAGATAATCTGCAGCTTCATTGACATCATTATTGACTACTTTACTATTTAAAAATGCTGTTTTAAACATTTCAGCAATCTCCTTCTCGTCAACTCCACATAAACTAGGAACATTTCTACTCATATCCCCAATGATTCTTATAAAGAAATCTTCAAATTTATCCTGCATAAAATGTATTTCAAATTCCTCTGGCATTTCTATTATTAATTTCATTTTTCATACTCCCTCCTAATAAACATCTCTCCATCGCACCAGAAGTAATCTTCCGCCGGCATGTAGTTCTCTATAACCGTCTTGTTGTTACATGTATATGTTCCGTCTGCTGCCACACTCTTAGAGCATTGTTCACAACAGGTATACTCACATAAGTGTTTATGTCGTCTTCTGCTCACCCTTTCACCTCTCATTTTCCTTTTTGAATAAAAAATACCAACCATCAAATAATGACGGCTGGCATCTTTCAACTGCTTAATATTCTTTTTCAATATCCTGTAGTGCATATTCTATATATCGCATCCATTTCTCTCTTGTATAATTCAAACTATAATATTTAAATGCAATCTCAATCATAACTATTGTAATTAAAAACAACAAAACAATCGTTATAATAGTTAATCCACCTTGTTCATTTAAATTTTCAGCTTTCATTGAAACACTTATATTATATGCACTTACCATAGTTGAAATCATTAATGAAAAAACAGAAACACAAAAAGCTAATAACGATAATGTATTTTGATTAAAATTTTTATGTAAATCTAGCTGTACTTTAAGTTTTAAGATTTTATCTTTATCTTCATTTATATATTTTCTTAATGCTCCTTTAGCACATACTATTTCGTTAAAATGGCATATTGATTTCTTTTTACAATTTTCAAGTTCATCACATAATATGATAATGTCATCCTTATTTTTCATATGATATCCTCCTTCATGCTATAATAATAGCACAATGCCGTCATTATTCAATTGTCAAAGAACAATACCTTAGGCAAATCTTAATTGCCCTGTCTTTTCCTCGTTTATACTGCAGTTAGGCATTCTCTGCGCTATACATAATTCTTTAAGGTTAGCCCTTACCAGTGCATTTGGTATCATTGGACTTACAGAGTTCCCGCACCGCTTAACCTGTTCTGTTCTTGGATATGTCTTACCAGTGTAATCATGGTCTATAATGTAATCGTCCGGGAAACCCTGGCATCCATATAGCTCTCTTGGCTCCAGCATTCGAAGTCCAATATCTACAATTTGATAATCCTCACCTTCGATTGTTACTAAGCCGAATCGATCCCGCGATGTTACTGTATCTAACGGCTCTTGAATGTCCTGTCCGGTGCCTTGTCCGTAATACTTTATCAGAAATGCCCGAACTTCCCCGAAATGTCCATCTCCGGCCGTAATGGTAGGTAAGGGTTGTCTTATGTCCTTCCCATCGCAGTGATTGTTCATCTGGATCAAATTTGCCGTAACAACGCTGTTATGATCCCACGCTGTTATTGTCGGCAGTGGATTTTCCATGCTTTCTCCGGCTCCCTTATAGCCACCATCATAATATTTATGTAAGAATGATGTAACTAATCCATACCGGTTCGATCCATCCACGGTCATGATCGGATCCTTTATTGTCTGTCCCCGGACTTCTCCCTGTGCTATTTCGGAATGGTACTGGATCAGTGTAGGACATATTAAACAATGCTCGTTTTTACTTACTATCGTAGATAGCGGCTCTTGAATATTCTTGCTCCGGTCTTTTGTAAAACCAGTCTGTCCAATCTGAATCATGTAAGGTTCAACAATCCCATATCCATGTTTACCTGTAATTGTTGGCAATGGTTCTTTAGTATCCAGCGGTCTTCTGTCTCCACCATGATTACACTGAACAATAAAAGGCTCTGGATTATCCAAAACAAATTTCTTTAAGCCTCTTGCGATTCTTTCCATTGTCTTAGGCGCTAATGGTCTTACCGCTTTTATTCCATATTTCTCTTTTATCTGTTCAGATGTATCAAATATGCTGGGGCATGGTCTGCTAAAATCTATCTGTGTATATGCTCCAACATAAGGTTTTAGCAGTCCCTTTTTCACAGCTTCGCTGTCTGCTGGTGCATGTGTAGGCTCTGGCCATATAATAGGTCTCTTGTCACATCTTGCAACCATAAAGAATCTCTTTCTCATGGTTGGTGCTCCGTAATCTGCTGCCACAAGCTCCCTGAACTGCACTTCATATCCTAAATCCTGCAACTGGCTTACAAATTTATTAAATGTCTTGCCCTGCTTTGTTTTTATTGGATGATGCCCTCTGTTCAGTGGTCCCCATGTCTTGAATTCTTCTACATTCTCCAACATGATTACTCTAGGTCTTACCAGTCCAGCCCACCGGCACGCTACCCATGCAAGACCTCTTATATTCTTATCCTTTGGCTTACCGCCTTTTGCCTTGCTGAAATGTTTACAATCCGGAGAGAACCAGGCAAGCCCCACAGGATGCCCATTACATGCCTGCACTGGGTCTACCTGCCATACATCTTCACAATAATGCTTTGTATTCGGATGGTTTGCTTTATGCATTGCAATAGCCTTAGGATCATGGTTAATTGCTATATCCACACTAAAGCCGGTAGCTTCTTCTATTCCGGTGGAGGCTCCGCCCCCACCAGCGAAATTATCAACTATTAATTCCCCGTTTATCATATTAAGCCCCCATAAAGTCAAACAGTGTAGGTGTTTCTATCTCATTTTCTGCTTCCTGAAGATATCCAACACCATCTCTGAAATAGTCACAGCTCAGTTCTATTCCATAGCCATATCTTTTCATCTTTACTGCCGTCATTGGAACTGTCATTAAGCCTCCAAACGGGTCAAGAACCATATCACCTTCATTGCTGTATCTGTTAATGATTCTTTCAACAATATCAAGCTGCAGTGGGCATACATGCATCTGCTGCCTGCGTCTGCTCTGTGTTGTATTAAGTGTTCTCATTCTGTTTATATCATCCCATACGTCAAGGTTATTCCATGAACCGGGAGCGACAACCATAAATGTGGCTGGGAGCTTATCATTTTTATCTAACTCTTCCGCAAGCTTCACATGTTCTTCATAGCTGTATACATTGGAACGGCTGTATTCTCTGTATACTCGCTGTAAATCATCAACGCTGAATTCCTTAAGCTCATCTTTGCTTATAAGCCTGTCGCCTGAACTTCTCCAGTATCCGTGAGCATCTATCTGCCATTGTGCCCTTGTATAATCTTCCTTTGTTTTCTTTACAGGATCATCCGCATATGCATTAGACTTATCCGTTGGAAGCTTTCTGAACAAAAGTATGTACTCAGGACAGCCTACGCCCATCTTTGAACCATCTTTACACTGTTCAGACCATCCAAGGCGGTATGTCTGGTTATTCTCCCTAACCACATCTGTAACAACTGTTATCATTCCAAAATACTGAAAACCATGTTTCATGTAATGTTCTATACACTGTGCATGAAACGGCTCTATTGTGGGCATTCCAGTTCCTGTAGCATTTCCAAATAATACCCTGTCTTTAACATGGATGGCTGCTACCCTGCCAGGTTCAAGAATCCTTAAAAGCTCCGGTGTAAGGAAGTCCATCTGCTCAAAGAACTTTTCTGTATTCTCATTGTGTCCGAAGTCGTTGTAATTGGCGCTATACTCATAATGGTTTCCGAATGGAATGGATGTGTGTATTAGTCCTACAGAATTACTTTCTATTCTTCTGCACTCTTCAACACAATCATCATTTACCGCTGTATAATGCTTTCCCTGTACTTTCACTGTCTCAACTCCCATCTTTCTCTCTAACCGCTTTATTTTAGATGCCGGACTTAAACCATATTTCTTTACAATATCCGTCATTTTTTTTACCATGTGATTATGATTCTTCCATTTCTCAAGCAGTGCTTCTTTTATCTGTCTTTCGTTCTCCATGTATATAATGTCTATAACAACTGTATCTGTCTGTAAGAACCTGTAACATCTATGTACTGCCTGAATAAAATCGTTAAACTCATAATCAATCCCCAAGAATATCTCCCTGTGGCAGTAACGCTGAAAGTTACAACCTGAGCCCGATATTGATTTCTTTGTTGCAAACAGCTTGATTCTTCCCTGTGCAAAATCAATAACGCGCTTTTCTCTCAGGTCATAATCCTGTGAGCCATATATATCTACAACTTCCGGTATTGCCTTAAGAATTGCTTTTCTTTCAGACTCTAAGTCATGCCACAAAAGGAAATGCTCCTCAGGCGAACTCTCTACAATCTCTTTCATTTTTTCAACACGCTGGTCAATGCTGTTTCTTTTTACTTCTGCAGCTTCCTTCAAGCCTGCTGCCGCTTCTGTAAATAACTGCATTTGTCCTGTTTTATCAGATGTATCTCCGTAATGTATTGGTATCTCATGCCACCTTACATCAAGTGGAGGCAACACATAGCCATCATCAGAATATTCTGGATTTACATCTGAAGGTTTCGTTATGAACAACGCCCATGATGAAACCCACAGCCAGAATTCATCTTCCATATTCGGGTACAATGTAAGATTGTTTGCCTTAGTGCTGTCTCTCTGAAAGAATCTTGTAAGTGCCTGCCCTGTATCCATTATCTCAAGATATCCGGCATAATGTATAAGCTCTTTGTATTTGTTTGGACTTGGCGTTGCTGTGGCTACCAGCTTGTAAGGAACATTCTTGAACTTATCAAGAAATGTCTGGTATGTCTTGCTTCCAAAAGACCTTAAAACACTTGCTTCATCCAGCGATGTTGCAACAAAATAATCTGGTCTTATATCACCATCTCTTACTCTTTCATAGTTGGTAAGCACAATACTGCTGTCACAGGATTCTACTTCTTCCATGCTTCTGCAATAAACAGGTGCATCATATCCAAGAACATCCACAGCGTCCTGTGTAAATTCCTGTTTTACTCCAAGTGGAAGCACAATCAAAGCCCTTCCGCCCTCGTGATCTATTACCTGTTTACAGAATTCTATCTCCTGTATGGTTTTACCTAAACCAAAACTTTCAAACAAAGCTCTTCTTCCACCTTTAAGTGCCCATATTACGGCATCCCTCTGATGTGGCTTTAATGCTTTGTTAATATCTGCCGGATTTACTTCAAATCCGCTATCCTGTGCAAGTTCTATCTTGCTTTCTAAAAACTCCTGGTATGTCATTTTTGAAAGGAACATCGTACGAATCACTCTGGCCAGAGTTCCAAGCTCCTTTCTGCTATTCTTATTTTTCTTTTGCCCGCATACACTTATACGAGCAGTAATACCTGCTGCCTTTCTTATATCCCCACGTAGTCCTGTCTATCGTAAGTGTAGAAATATAATTGCCGCATTTTGCACAATAGAATCCATTCTTGTCATTTTGTTTCTTAACTGGGAGACTTCGCCTTTCTATCCGGCTTGTCCTCTTTTACTGTTACTGCATCGCTTAATGCAGAAATACAGACTTCTAAAGACTTACAATGTTCTTCAATTACCTCACTTAATCGGTTCTTGATATATTCAGCCGCATCATCTGCTATATCTTTCATGCCAGGGAGCTTGCACAGCTTTGTATACCCTGCGTAATGGCTTCTGTCTTCGCTTGGCTCCCCCTTGAATAAGTCTTCCCCTGTAAGTTCTTCCTTGACTCTGTACATATCCAGTACCCTATTTGCGCCATCTTCTATTGCAAGTCCAAGTTTTCCTATCTGCAATAATGTTTCCTGTGTCATTAGTTGTCCTTTCCAGCTTTACAGAATCCGACGATAACACTCGCTAATGCTGCTCCGGCTATAAAGCTTATTATCTCTGCAATCATATATCCTCCTCAGTCTTGCTATAAATATCTATAACTGCTGCCACAACATCTTCTCTGTTCCATTCTGTTTTTTCGTCTGGTGGTGCAGTTATTGTCACCCTGCCTAATTCTCGATTTATATCCATTGTATAAATCCTGTTATGTACACAACTCTGATACGCCGCTTCATCAGCATATAAGATTTCCATGATTTCCACTGTCTCAAGACTTGAAGTGTATATTTTGTCTCTCAGATGCTTATTATCTTTAAAAAGCTGCTGTAATACCTGTTCAAGCACATTGTTATCTGCAGAATCTTCATACAGATAATTCTTTCCAAATGCTTCCATCCATTCTCTACGGCTGTATACCTGTTCAAAACGTCTTTGACCTGCTCTTATAAGTTTCAAATCTGTTTCTCTGCTCTTATGTACAGCTTCCGCTCCTGTTCTATGGTCTTTTTCACATAGATATACGGTTAGCCCATACTTTTCAGCTATCTTTCTGTTTGCTACCCCATGCATAACATGGTGCTTTTCTAAGCCGTATGATGTAAGAGGTCCAAAATACCCCTGTCCCTCTGCTCTCATACGGCACAGAAAACATTCTTTTGTATCCTGCATTATGCTTCTGCTCATATTCTCCTTCCCCCTCCCATAACAGGGAGGTCTGCTGCCATATTAATAGTTGCTTGTGATATATATACTTAGATAAATAAGTATCTTGTAGACATTTATGGAGTAAAACCCTTCTCCCATTCTGTATTTATGCCATTTGAAGCCATCTTGATTTTTAATATGTCGCTGTGTGCTGACATTCGTATAACTCTCTTTTCAACTTTGCTATTTTCCCTGATACTTGTGTAAGATGATTTACACGCATACTGGTATTAACTGCACTTTTATCCTCATCATATGTAAGAATTGCCTGCCTCAGCCACTCCTGTTCTTTCAGCTCATTCTTGATTCTTTCTTCCTCACTGGCATTTCTCATATTGTGCCTCCATCTTCTTAAGCTCATATTCCATCCACTTTGTAAAATCATGTGGCTCATCCGACCAGCTTATAACATGTCCGCGGCTTACATTTAGGTACTGCTGCCACAAATCCGCATTCTTTACTGGCTTGCCTGTCTTTTTCTTCCAACCGTCCTTTTCCCACTGTTGTGGCCAAGCATTTCTACAACTGTTTAATACATGCTCACATTCTGTATTTATGCGGATTTCACAGTTTTCATGGAAACGCATAAGTGCATGTATTATTGCCTGCAGTGTTGCCTGGTTCTCTGTTACATTCTCAAGTGTGCCTTTTCCATTACGGACAAATTCCTTGCCATTAATAACTATCTTTAAGACATACATGTATGCGACATGCTTACGGACTGCTGGTCCTCTTGCACTTGTTTTTATATAAACATCTACTTTCTGCACTAACCACACTCCCTTCCTTTATGTCGTCGGAACTTGGCTTCATAGTATCTAAAGCCCATCTCAGATATTCCGGTTCTCTCAGAATCCTTAACCATGTAATATCCTTGTTTCTCGTACTTGCGTATTGTGCTTCTCCTTGTTTTATCTGCAAACGTATTTGCATTAACTACCTGTTTTACAATCACTGGCTCTTTTAAATTTCTTGAAGAATTCCATCGCTTACCAATTCTTCTGCCAAGAGTCTCCTCTGTCTTATTTGCATACTTAACAAAATACTGAGCAATTCTTGTGTAGTCATTGTCACTGTCCAGTGGCTTTACATGGACAAACCCTTTGTTCCAACATCTCTTTAATACACGCACATCACATACACTCATGATCATGTGAATATGATGCGCTCCCTTGCTTCCTATCTCTTTAACATAGATGTACTTTAGAGGACCAATGTTCTCAAATTCTCTCCTCAAAGCTTTTAGCAGATTGCGAATATCTACTGTCATATCATCAGGTGTGGGAGGTCGGCTCTCCCTGGCATAAGTCCATGTAACCAACATTCCTGTCTCATCTGTAAAATTGGTATTCATCTTTGCCGCCAGCTTTCTTTCTGCCACTCTCCGGTTTATGGTTTCCTGTTTCGCTGTTGTTACCTTCTCCCGGCTCTCCCTTCTTTCCCCTCGACAGTTATATCTAAGGGTGTGATATCGTCTTATTGTTATTACGCTACCTGCTATACATATTTCCTTTATGTATGGCATTAAAAATTGTCTCCTTGGTTCTTAACTTAATTAATACAATCAAGTTTTTATGGGGATTTCTCCCCATTATTTTTCTTGATATTCACATCAAATATTGACTTTATTCTTAAAATGATTTATTATGTATTCAAGTTGTTACGCAACTTGTCGATTTGGTTCGAGCCGCTTCTTCAAGCGGCTCTTTTTATTTACTCTGTCTTATCTTCTGTGACCTTATGTTCTCTACGGACATGAAGGCGTTCATCACTATCAAGGTACACACTGTAGGTAACCCCCCCCATCTTTAATTGTGAGCTTATCAAACTCACTTCTCATAACAGGTCTTACTGCAGCTTTCAGTACCTCTCCTATCTGTTCACTGTTAGCAAGCTTCAGGCACTCGTCTTCTGCCTTACGCACTCGCCTTTCTACATTCCACCATGCTCTTGCACCTTCACATTTGCAAATCTTAGTCGCTTCCTCTGAAATGTATGTATCCCAATCATCTGGTTTGTCTTCATATGAAGCTACAATATCATCATTAATCTCAAGCATTGCCTGCTGCCCGCAATACATGCACTTTCCCAAATATGTACTTTTAGTCATTTACGCCTCCCTGAGTCTATAACTCCCCACTGGAACTCCATTTCTATTTTCTAACTTATGTAATCTGCACATCCACTTAGCTGCATCTTCAATGCGTCTATCGTCTACCGCCGCATTAATGCGCCTGTTGTATGCAATTATCAAACCTATGTCTCTCATTTTGCCTCCTTATACCGCTTTGTTTTTCTTGGGAATTACCTTAAGCCCATTCTGGTGCGCCCACAGGTTTACAAGTGTGTTATACGCACGCTGTTTCCAATTGTTTTTTTCTTTTTCAGACATCTCTTTCCAAAGTTTTCCCATAAAATCACCTCTGTTCTTTCTTCATCTTTACCCAGTCTTCTACATCTTTTTGTGTCATCTTCATAGGAGCAAGCTTGGCTCCCCAGTATTCCGACTCTACTGTTACAGTCTCAATGTTTTCTTCCTGCATATACCGGAGTAAATCTTCAGGTTTGCCAAAATTGGCATATTCAGTTCTTATGATCATTACCTGCTCCTTTCTTAAAGTGCTTATAAATATCCTTGTTAAACTCTTCTTTTGCTTTTATACTTATTTATTAGGAATCCGACATTCCCTAATAAATGCAAAAGGAGTTTTCTATGGAATTTTCAACATCTGATATCATTCAATTAATAAGCATACTTATATCTTCACTTATAAGTATCATTGCTGTTATCATCTCAGCAGTTTCCATTCACCAAAACACAAAATCTTTAGAAGAATCTGTCAAGCCCTGTATCTCTATTTATGTTGAGCAAATAACTATATGTGAACAGCAATCATATTTTGTGATAAAAAACTTTGGTGCAAGTGCTGGCATAATTACTGATTTCCAATTTCTTAATCCACCCGATAAAATGTCACAATCACTGTCAGTAAATCTTAATAGACTTAAGGGCATAATTTTAGCTCCTGGACAATCGAAGTTAATTTCCCTTGATTGTCAGATATTCAAGCCTGATACAATTTACACATTCATCATTACTTATAAGAATGGCAAAAAAACTTATACTGACAGATATGATATAAACATCAGAAATTACACTCAGATTCCTACTAGCCGACCTGAAAACAATTCTAAATATGTGCTAAGCAATTCTTTAAGAGAAATAATTGAACGAATGATTTAACCAGGAACAATGTTCTTTTTTACATCTTCCATCATTTGCTTAAAGAAGCTTTCTAAATCTGCTATTGATAAGCTGTGCTGATTTGTTAAATGTAATATTTCACTAACCAGCCCGTTGTACTCATCAGTTTCCATTGACTTGCTTGCCAGTGTTACTGAGTTGTATATATTGGGATTAACCCATTTAGTATAATTAACCTGCTCTTTCACTCTCTCACCTCCTTGAATAGATAATTGCTTGTGCAAATACTATTTTGCTCTTATACTTAATCTCAGGTTATTACCTCAACTAATCAACAATTAGAAAGGAAATATAAAACATGAAATTAAACCCTGACTGCATTCGCGATATACTTATAGCCGTTGAAAACAATACTGACTTTACTCATTCGTTTGTTTATTCAATTTCAAATTCTTCTATAGAGTCACTTGCAAATTACTCTCATGAAGAAATCATTTATCATATCTCACAATGTGATAAAGCCAATCTTATAGATTCTGTTCAATACATGGACGGTGGAGATTGTGTCGTCATTGGTGACTTATCTCCTGAAGGTCATAAATTTTTAGCCGACATTCGTTCCGATACTGTTTGGAATCGTGTTAAAGACATATCAAAAGAAATAGGTCTTGCTTCATTGTCCTCAATCACTCAGATTGCTACAGGTGTTGCTACTAACATCATCAAATCTCATTTAGGGCTTATTTGAACAAATGCTGTATCACAAATCTGGAACATTCATTCAATTCTTCTTTTGTTGGGTGAATGTTTTTCTTTTCTAATAATGCAGCCGCTGTTAATACACCAATTTTGTTCTTAATCCAACCACCTGCACATATTACTGTTGTTGCCAAAAATAACACCGCCATCTTCTCACCTCCTTGAGTTGAATATCATTCAACTTTTGTATCAAAAAAAATATCATCTCTCTCTTTGTCTGAAAGATTTAATATTCTCTTTAGTGTAACAATTTCAGATGCTTTAAATTCTGTTATATTGTCAATTTTTTTATATAATGCACCCCTTGTTATTCCTAATGTGTCCGCTATATATGTTAGTGACATTCCCGAATTTCTTATTGCATCTTTTAATGCTACTGTATCCGTCATTAGAATCCTCCTTTCTGGTTGAACGTCATTCAACCTATCGCTATAATACATCTATGTTGAATTTCTGTCAACTATTTTCAACAAAAATGTTGAATTAAATTCACATCTATGTTAATATACACTCAGATTAAGAAAGGCGGTGCTTATAATGGACTTGCAATCTAAAATAGGATTAAAAATAAAAAAGCTTCGTGAAAATATGGAATTATCTCAATCTCAACTTGCTGAAATGGTTGGATATAAAGATAAAACATCTATTGCAAAGATAGAAGCAGGAAAGGTTGATTTGCCACAAAGTAAAATACTTGCATTTTCAAAAGCCTTAAATGTTACACCTGCTGATTTATTAGATTTTGATTTATGTCTAACGAACAGTAATCAGGTTATTTATATTGAAACGACTAAATCCAATCCATCTAATTTTATAAACCGTATACAGTCTTATTGTAATAAATTAAACAATAAAGGAATTGAAGAAGCCGCTAAGCGTGTGGAAGAATTAACTTATATTCCTGAATACACCTCTGATGATAAATTTTTGCTTGACGCTGCACATGAATTAGAAGGATCTTCTAAAACAAACCAAAAACACGATAACGACATTATGGATAATGATGATGAATGGAAATAATTTAAAGAGGGGATTTATTTGAGCTACGAAGAATTACTTATTGAAGCAGATAACAATAATCTAATAACAAGGGAGAAGCCTCTTTCCGCAAATGCTGGTAGAATAAGAGGAAACAGAATTGCAATAAAAAAAGATTTGCCTACACAAAGAGAAAAGGCATGCGTACTTGCAGAGGAATTAGGACATTTCTACACCTCAACTGGAAATATCTTAGATATGTCTGACACTGGTAACAGAAAGCAAGAAGCTAGAGCCCGTCTGTGGGCATTTAACAGACAAGTTGGTTTGCAAGGTATTATTAACTGTTATAAAGCCAACTGCAGGACCTTGCACGATATGGCAGATTACTTAAATGTAACAGAAGAATTTTTAAGTAATGCTATTGAATGTTACCGTTCCAAGTATGGTATATACATACAGGTTGACAATTATGTTATTGGTTTTCAACCTACTCTCTATGTTTTGGAATTATTTGAGTAATTTATAAGGAGAAATGCTATGAATGATTATAAATGTACTAATCAAATTGGATATACATGTGGTCTATATTGTATCATTATTGCTGATTGTATTCTTAATAAAAAGAACTTTAATTCAGATATTTATTATGATTTTATAAAAAAATGTGTTGATAGTTCTCTTACGAAAGTTGGTGAAGTGTTTGATATTACAGTTCTTGAAAAAATAGCTAAATCTTTTATGCCCAATATCAATATACAAATATATGATACAAAATCCGTAACTGATTTAAAAATTCTATTAGAAAATAATATAATAATAATGCCCGTTGTTTCCGGCAAAACTAATACTCCTCATTATACTCTTCTGTGTAAAAATAAAAAATATGTACAATATAATTTATTTCTATGCAGAAAACATATTTCATCATTTTCAAAAATTTTAAAAAGCAACAATTCTATTAATGATAAATATGTTTGGCAAAAAAATATTATTTCACCTAGCCCTTATTCTAAACTATCTTATTCTATATTTAATACTTTTATTAAGAGTGGAAAATATCGAAAAAGATATTCAAAAGAAATTTTTAATACTGCAGTAAACAAGAATATTGTTCAAATTGGTGATGTAGACGAAGTTAATATGCGTGGTAAATTTCTTTTATTATCCAAAACACCAAATAAAATAAGTGAATAAATTTAAGAGGTTTTATGAATAAGATATACGGAAGATGTGAGGTCCTAAGCTGGCCGGATTTTGATAATGATATACATGCTCTACCAGATCAGATACAAAAGCAGGATGCTGCAATGAAATATAATGGCAGCTTTTACATAGATAAGAAGTTAGCCACTGGGCGTTTTGGTAAATATAGAGCAAGCTTAAAGCAATGCACCTGTCCTGAATTTGAATCCAGTAAACTACCTTGTACACATATGTATCTAATAGCGTTTTATTCTAAAGCTATTAATATAAATAGATTTTTACATTTTACAAAAAAATAAAGGTTCCCGTGTTGGAAGCACAAGAACCTTTAATGCGATACTTACATAAGCAGTGCTTATGATACATACCGCCCTGAACAAGCACATTGTATCATTTCTAACACCGCTTTTGCAAGTAGGTGTTATTTTTGTACTTAAAAATGTTGCACTGGTGCAACTTAAGGAGGAATGATATATGAAACGTGCTGCTATTTATGTTAGAGTATCTACTAAAGAACAAAAAGAAAAGGGCTTATCTGTTGATTCTCAGCTTCTTGCATTAAGAGAATATTGCAGTAATAACGGATATGTTATAGCCGGTGAATACAACGATGCCGGCATCTCAGCAAGAAAAAAATATATCAATCGCCCAGCTCTTCTGCAGTTAATAAATGATTGCAAAGAAGGTAAGATTGATATTATTCTCTTCACTAAGCTTGACCGATGGTTCAGATCCGTTGCTGACTATTATCAAGTTCAAACTCTGTTGGATTCTTATAAGGTGCCTTGGCGTGCTATCTGGGAAGATTACGAAACAGAAACATCAACCGGACTATTCAAGGTTAATATAATGTTGTCTGTTTCTCAGAATGAAGCTGATAAAACTTCCGAACGTACAAAGGAAGCTGTAAAATACAGAAGGTTACGAGGTGACTTTGTTGGTGGAAGATGTCCTTGTGGATATAGAAGAGAAAACAAAAAACTTGTTTTTGATGAAGAAACATATGACGCTATAAACGCTATGTTCAGAACATATCTATCTTGTTTTAGTATTGCAAAAGCAACTGAAGCTGTTGCAGAATATGGTCTGCATATTGCCACTTCACAGATATGTAGAATGTTAAAAAGCCCTGCTTATGCCGGAAATGCATCCGGATCTGAATGTCCAGCTTACATAACATGGGATGAGCATTTATTAATCCTTACAAATTCGACAAAACGTAACCGCACTCCAAAAAGAAGTGACCGAGTATACTTATTTTCCGGACTCTGCCGATGTGGTTACTGTGGAGGACGTATGGTAGCAAGAGTAAACAGGTGGGTTAAAAATGACCAGCAATTATATTATCCTTTTTACAGTTGCGCTGCTCACAATGATAAACGAAATCTTGATTGCCCAGGTGTTAATCTTGCAGAAACAAAAATAGAAGCTTATCTTATGGAACATTTAGAAGCAGCACTTAAGATGTGTCAGTCTGAATTTGAACTTGAACAAGAAAATAAAGCAACTTACGAAAACAAGATTAAGACTCTTGAGCAAAAGCTTAAGCGGATTGGTGTACGATACGAAGATGGAGATATTCCTTTTGAGGAATATAAAGATAAGCGTTTTGCAATTAAAAAAGAAATAGCGGGCTATAAGGACAAGATAGACAATGCCAGAAGCGTTCCATCTCTGCCAGATAACTGGAAAGATTTATATAACAGTTTAACTCCAGACAACAAGCGTGGATTCTGGTTAAATATACTTAAAGAGATAGATATAACCAAGGAGGCTATTAATATTGTGTTCCCTGTATAATCACATTACTTTATTTTACATTACTGCTCAATAATATCATGCATATACAAATCCTCCTCTTGATTAAATTATTTAAAAAGTACTTTTTATATTGTGGATATTATCACATATTTAAAAGTTTGTAAAGTATAAAAATATATAAATTTCAAAAAAAGACTTTCGCATCAGAATATAATGCAAAAGTCTTAAAATACTATTTCTTATTAAGTTCTATTGTATTGTTTCCATCGCTTAAAGAAAGTACATTTTTCTTGATTGAATATGTATACTCATCTGTCTCTTCTGTCCCAAGGAAACTGATTGTTATGCTCAGCTTTCCATCTTTTGCTTCATACGAAGTAATTGAAACGCTTATCTCTCCTATCTGCTGGATTCCTGTTCCATCATCATTGAAAGTGTAAGTATAATCATCTCCTTCCCATGTTCCAACAACCGTTGCTTCCTTACCACAGCCTGCAAATACTGCAATCACTGTAATAAGTACAGCTAATATGCTTACTCTCTTAAGTAATTTCATAAAACCTCCATTATAAATTAATTGTTTTTACAGCCTCTACAACTTTGGTAAATTCCATACCATGAGATGCCTTTATAAGTATATTATCACCTGTTTTCAGAATATGTCCAATACATTTTAACA